CGGATTTCCGCCTTGCGCCGGCGCCAGTTGGCCATTTTGCGCAACATTCGTTCTCGCTTGTCCTGTCGGCGGTTATACCGTCTTAAGAACGGCACTCTCTGCACGCACTGCGTCATATTCTATTGTTAGACCGCTTTTTCTTTTCTTGGCGGTCATACATTTCTTTTTCTTGCGCGGCGCACTCCATAAACCACAAACCGATTCCTGCCAGCACCACAAGGCATGGGATAACGATGCAGATTATCGTGATCATTTTGTCGCTCATATTTTTCCTTTTTTGTCGCGGTCTAACCACGCGCTGCTGCCAACGCGGGCTACGGCTTCAGATTCGTTTTGGACTCCGGCGGTTGTTTTCATAAATTCGGCGTGGCAGAGCTTGATTCGTTGTGCCGCCTCCATTCCTCGATTTTCTTGAAGACGTTTTCGTTTCGTTCCCAATCATCTTCGACATGATCTTTTTGGAAAAGTGAGGTATAGGCCATCGTTCCGTTTATTCCCCGCAGTGCGATCAGGATGGCATAGAGTGCTTCGAGCAGGGCGGCGTCGGCACAATAAGTCCTTGGAGCGCAATTCTGCGCTGCCTTTTGGTTGGCGGACGTCGCGGGCTTCGATTTTGGATTTTTGGTTTTCATAGATTGGTTTCGTTTTGACGCGCAGAATGGCTCAAGTCCACGTTAGCTGATATAGCGTATGAGGTCATTGATGCTTCTCACTTTTACCCTGTCGCCATCGTGATACGCCCAGCATGTTCCGTCTCCTTTTACAAGCGTGATGCCGACGCATTTAAGTTGGTGTTTTATTTGCTCGTGATCCACGCACGCCTCGACAGTCTTTTGAGCGAGGATGAACTCGCGGGCGAAATCTATTCTTTGTTGTGGTGTCATATCAGCTAACAAATCGTCGCAGCCAATGCCGGTTGGCGCTCTCAGCCAAGTCCGGGCGTCACTGGCCCGGCATGGCTGGACTCTGCGTTAGCCATCCTTGCCGTGGCGTGTATGTGCTTCACGAGTTGGCCGAAGATCACGGTTTCGGTTTCTTCGTCCACCGCTATCAAGTGGCGCACCGAATAGAACAGGTGGTAGGCTTCGTGAGCGATTACTTCGGCGAGTTCATCGTCTCGCAGGTTGGCATTGATGATGATTTTGTGGATTGCGTCCGGCGTCACACACCCCTCTTGCTCGTAGGTTTTGTGCTGTCCGCGTCCGTCCATGTCCTCGACGGTGATTGAGAGTTCCAGCCGGAAGCCGAGCGAGTCAGTTACGAGCTTCGACGGATGGCTAACAAATCGCTGCACCCGCAATGACTGCTGCGCGGGCGGTTCAGCAAGTTCGTGAGATTTCAGAGCAGCAGTCATGGGGTGAGCTTAGCGTTCGGCGGCACTAGTCCGCGCTCAATTAAAGAGTCCATGATTTCTTTTGACGCAATCTTCCAGCCGTGGCGCATTAGCACTCCGGCAGCCGCCGTCGTATTCTGGTCGCCTATTTTCTTACGAAGCATTTTCCCAATTTCATCCACGTCATTTATCCACACGGCTTCCGGCCACGGACATTGTGGCCACCAGTCCAGTGCCGCCGAACCAGCCGGTGCAGCGAGTGAGCTTTGTCCCGACCACCGAGGAATGGTTGACATTTGCGTGAGCGCAAACGGCGCATCGTGCGTATTTTCTCGTTCATCGCTCATCGCTGACCTTTCTCTTCGGCGCTTGGCATTGTGCCGTCCACGCTGGCAGTGACCATGACAGCACGGCGTCCACTGCATTGCGGTATTCGTGGTCGGCAGAATATCGCTCTGATTGTAGGGCGAGCATCGCCAGCCAGTGCGCCGATTCCACGCTCTTTTCCAGCGCCGAACCCGCCGTTGCAGATAATTCGCTCTGCCCCTTCACTTTTGGATGGACTGGGGTATCAGCGTTCATCCCGCCAAATCCGTGCGCGTATGTCGTTTTGTCGCTCATATCTGAACTTTCTCGTTAGCCGTCTTACACATCCGGGCGCGAAGGGCGTTAAACAACCTTTCAATGTCGGCGCAAGTGAACATGTTTTTGCGATGGTCAATGACAGCCTTGCTTCCGGTGAGCAGCGGATCGAGCCAGTTAGTCGGCACGTCGTCAATCAGACGGCTAACCAATCGCTGATCCGCGACTCCGGGAGTCCCTACAGGTTTGCCGGTGCGAGGCTGGCAGCGCGCCAGATGCCTTGCGTCGGTGCTTGACCGTTTTATTTTCTTCGGATTGGTTGTAGATTTTTTCCGCATATTATCGTTTTGGGTTGTCGCCGGCGCGGGATAGTTCCCCGTTCTGCAATGCTATGATTGGACGAGTTTCGCATTGCGGGCTGTTGAGCCCATGCTCCTCGATGATTTTGGCTCGGGCAAGCGTTATGGTTGATCCCAGGTATCTCTCCATCGGAGCCATCCAATCGCAGGCAGGACACCACGCACACGTTGCAGAACCAGGAGCTGCACACAATGAGGGCCGCGCTTGGCTTGTGAGTAATTCGGATGTCATTTGGGCGGCCCTCATGTGTGAGCTTGATTCGTTAGCCTGCTTGCGCTGTTGTTCTTTTATGGCTTCCTTCATCCATTCCCATCCCGGCCATTCACCGTCCAGCTTTGCGGTGGCTGCTCCAAGTTCGTCGCTGTCATTCCAGACCATCATCAGATATTCCTCGAATAGCTTCCGGTCTTTCCCGCGCAGTTTCGCCATGATGCGCCGATGGAGTGGCGACCATTTCGTGCAGAGGTCACACTTGCATTTCCGACGCAGGCTAACAACGCGCTTCACCGCAACGCCCGTTGGACGCTGCTGGTTATCCGATAAGGTTTCAGGTTTCATAAAGTCATTAGTCGGGCGTGGGTGAGCTTGTGCCGTTCGGCGTCACTTCGATCATTTGGCCGTGGTCATTTACGGTCATCCTCCCACGCTCGGCGAGGATGCTGTATATCCGAGCCTTCCGGTGGCTTGTATCGCACCAGAAGTCTCCCACGAGCAGGGTCATACAGGCTCTTTCGAGTTCGCACGGTGACGCCGAAGCTGACGGCGAGTGCGCGTTGATATTCCGTTGTGTTCTTTTGAAAATCGCAGCACTTTCCAATGCAGGCATGTGAGGCAAGACGCCATTCATACGTTAAATCCCACTACCCGCGCCACGCTGTTCTTAAGATATTTCCGGTAACGCCGCTTGTAGCCTTTGCGCGGCTTGCACGGCTTATAGGTCTTGATCGTGCCGGCTTTCACCGCCGCGGCCAGATCGGAATCGTTCCAGGCCGTTATCAGTTTGACTTGGTAGGCCCCCAGCAACGCTGGCAGATGGTCAAACATCTCCTGGGTCACCGGCTCATTCTGCAATTTCAATTGGTCGGGCATTGGTTTGATGTTTCTTAGTAGCTGCCGCCGCCGCTCGTCTTCACTTTGCCACCCGCCTCCACGTAGCGCAGGCCGCGCGTGATGGCATATCTTAGGTCGTCAATCCAATCCTCGCAGGCGTCGTCGCTCGTGGTCGTGTCCGTGGGCAGGCAGTAATTGTTAGCCGCCCAGATGAAATTCCGGCATTCCCGGTTCGCAAAGAAACGCGGGCTGTTCGTCACCGGTGCCAGCGTCTTTTCCGCGTCAAAATAAAGCATGCCGTTGATGGCCGAGAGACCGTCCCTTATGTCCAGGCCTGGCGCCGGCACAAACGGCCGCAACACGCCCGGCCGGTCCCCGCGCATCGCCCGCTGGTTTTGCGCCGCCCACAATTTCGTGATCAAATCCATCCCCTTGCCGTCCGCCGCCGTCTGGTTGCGCGCCGCGCGCGGGTCAATCAGGTTTTCAAACACGTCCTCGTAAATCCGGTCCAAGGCGTTCCCGTTCCGGATCGCTTCCCGGATGAGCAGCCGGTGATAATTGTCGCGCGCCTGATTTTGTAAAATCGCTTCAACCTCGCCATCCAAATCCGGCGGCAAATCTCCGCCGGTAAACAGCGCCAGTTTGTCCACAATTTCTGCCGGCACGCGCACCTTTTCCAGGTCGTCAAACAGCTTCACGTATTCCTCCGGCCCGTAGCCAATCGTGGGCTGTGCCGGGCCAACCTTGCCGTTCAGCAGTTTCGGGTTGGGACTCGTCACCGCCCATTCGCCATACGTCGCCCAGTCCGGCCATTCGCGCACCAGATACACGTTGGGCCGCTCCGCGCTCTCGCCCCGGCACACCCGCAGCCAGATCGTTGCCCATTTCTTCGCCCCGCCCGGGTCCGTGATCTTATACATCGTGCCCTCCGCCGGGATTTGCTCCAAATCCACCAGGTTCCACTCCCCGAACTTCGGCAGCGCCCGCCCGCGCACGGATTCACAATATCCGTAGGCGCGCGCCATGGTGTATTCCGCGTTGCCCTTGCCAAGGCACAGTTCCTTGATGCCGCCCGGCAGCGCGTAGCCGCTGAAGGGGTTGTGCTCCGTGAACCGGTAGAAAATCGCGAGCCGCTTTTTATCGTCCACCTGCACTACCGGCATGTGGCCCGATGGCAGGCCCGGCACGTTCACCCGGCCGGCTAGGAGTTCCGCCGGCGCGTTCCGCACGGTCCGCACGTTCGCCTTCAGTTCCTTGATGGTCGGCGTGATGCCGTCTAATGGGCTATACATCCAGTGGATCTTCGCCCCGCGCGTGGCGCACACAATTTGAATATTTTCAAACCAGGGCAGCGTGCAATTTTCGTCCAAGAGCGCCCCGACGTCCGGAATTTTTGGATTCAGCGGCACGGTCGTTGCCTTGCCCAGTTCCCAGCCAAGAAAATCGCTTACGTCTTGCGTAAAATTCAAGAAATAGATCTCACACCCGCTTTTTCTGGGGTCCTTCGGGTCCGGCAAAATAAGCAGGCCGTCAAAGCCGTTTTGCGGAGTGTAATGCACCCGGAACTTAGTGCTGCGCACGTTGTTCAGCGCCTTGATCCAGTCCGGCAGATAATGCCAGAACGTCTGCTGCAAATTCGCCACGCTGGAGAGGGCGTTATCCTGCATGGCCCACCGCTTGGCCTTGCCGTATTCCAGGCAGCACTCCAGAAAACGCGGCACGCCGTCCTCCGTCTTGCCCGCCCGCCGGCCGCCGCTCTCATAGACAACTTGAAATTTAGCCAGCAATTCATCCACCGTGCGGCTCTCCGGCAGGCGCAGCCGATGATACAGCGGGTCCGTCTCCGCCGCGCGCAACAGCGCCGCCCGGCCGTTCAGAAACTGATTCAGCTCCTGCGCCGTTTTCTGGTCCGCCATGTCCCGCGCCATCTGTTCGTCGCTCGGCAGCGGCAGCAGCGGGTGCGGTTTGAACGCATAAAGCTCGTCCACCCGTTCTTCACGCTCTCCGCGTTCCGGCTTTTGCGGAATGGGGAGAGGGCCGGGGAGGGGTGTCCCTGCTTCAGGCGTCTGGACTGTCTCGCTCATGTTAATCAATTCCTGCTGTTATGCCGCTTCGCGCACCCGCGCGAAGCGGCAATGTTGTTCAGAACCTCACGCAGTGTTACTCCTGTTCTTGATGTCCACCTTGCTTGGCTGGCTCGCCTTGCTTGCCGGGGTTGCCTTGCTTGCCGGGGTTGCCTTGTTCGTGACCTTCGTGTTTTGTTTCATTACTCATTTTTGTTTGTGCGACACAACGTCGCGTTTCTGTGAACGGTTATAGACGTTCACATTGTTTTTGTTTATCGCAGTTCGACGACGGCTATAAACGCCGTCGAACTTGATTCTTAAAATGTTATTCCAGTTCCAAATCCCAGCGCCGCCGCGCCACCAGTCCCGTCCCCGTCCGGCGCGTCACAAACACCGTCCCCCGCGGGCTGATGACGCACGCCCGGCCCTGTTGCCAGCCCCGCAGCAGCATCCGCAAAGGATGCCGCACCGGGCGCCACGTTGGCCCGGTCAATCGCATTTTGGCGGTTCCTCCCCGCGCGCCCGGCGCAGCAGCACCTGGGCGGCCTGCGACGCCGTGTTCAATTTTTGGGCCGTCTTTTCCAGCCACGGCACCGCCTCCGGCTTCAACACACAACCCTTCGCCGTCACCTGCTGCAACAGCTCCTCCGCCAGCCGGCAGCCCATGGCCGAGTCATCCACCATGGCCACCAACAATTGTTCATTGCTCATTTCTTGTGTCCTTTCTTTGGTTGTTATCGTTTATCCGGAGTTAAATAGTTCAGCCCCACGGTCTCAAACACGCCGGCCTCCCCGTTTATAAAAATGCAAATCGTCTCATCCGGATCGTCCGCCCCGCAAAAGCCGGCGCTGTAAGGTTTCCACTTCAAACCGCGCGCCTGCGCCGCCTTCGCAATGGCCATGTTGCTCTCGGCTGGTCCCGTCCGGCACACCAGGTAATTCCACCAGTTCTCCATCGTGGCCGTGAAAAAATCCACTGGCACACCGCTGGCCGTGTGCCGAGCGAGCTTGATGAGTTCGCCCCAGGTCCGTTGGTTCCGCTTGTTTTCTCGCGGCGCAATCGCCTTTAGGATAATCATATCCTCGATGGCCTTGGCCGCCTGGTTTACGGGGCCGGCAAACATAAGGCCGGGAATCGGCTCGTTGCGCACCAGCGGCACAAATAAAATTTCAATGTCGCCCACTTCGTCTTTCTTCCGGCGCATGGATCCCGCAACCATGCAGCGGCCAGGTTCGCAAAACGGGGCCAGTGCGCTTTGGATTTCGTTGGCCACGCCCGCCGCCAGCGCGTATGGATATTTTTGCTTGGCGCTCATGGTTCCCTTCCGGTTTCCACGTCCAGTTCTTCGCCCTTGTATTGCCCCTCGCCGGACGCCGCCGCCTTTAATTTGTTTTCCTTCAGCCAGCCGTTCCAATCGTGGAACTTGGTCGAGCTGCGTAAAAAGAGCAGTTCAGCCTTGCCCGTGGGGCCTTCCCGGTTCTTGGCCACCAGCCCGTTCACCCGGTGCGGGTGACCGTCCCACTTCCGCCAGTTCGGCCCGAACTTTTGCTCCATGCACGACTCGTAAAAATCCTTGGCCGTGTCCCCCAGCTTCGGTCGGTAAAGGAACATCACCACGTGCGCGTCCTGTTCCACGGCGCCGCAACCCTTCAGGTCGCTCAACTGCGGCGTGCGCGTCGGGTCCCGCTCCCAGTCCCGGTTCATCTGGCACAGCACCAGAATTGGGCAATCCAGTTCCTTCCCCAGCGTCAGCAGTTCGTGCGAGATGTCCTCCAGCTCCTCCACCTGGCTCTGCTGCCGCCGGCGCGGTTCCCCGCGCAGCAGTTGAAAATAATCCACCACAAAGAACCGCACCCCGTGCTGCCGGTGCCAGCGCCGCGCACGGGCCTTCAACTGCCCCACTGTGATGCCGGGGCTTTCATCAATGTAAATTCCAGCCTTCGCCAGCGTCTCCGCCGCCTTCACCAGAGGGACAAGGTCCGCGTTCGTGGCAAAGCCCGTCCGCCACCGTTGCAAATCCGCGTTCGCCTGCTGAAAGAGCATCCGGCGGCCCAGACTCTTCCGGCTCATTTCCAGGCTGAAAATGCCCACCGGCTTGCCTTGGTGCCGGTCCATCAACGCGCGCGGTTCCCCGGTTTTTTCGTCCGGCTTCGTCAGCACGTTGCCCGCCGCGTCCTTTTTTTCCGTCCACCATACCGCCTCCAGCGCCACGTGCTGCGCAATCTGGATGGCCAGCGCCGTCTTGCCCGTGCCCGGCCGCCCGGCGCACACCAGGTAATTGCCGTTGTCGCCGCCCATGCCTGATAGCATCTTGTCCAGATACGCCAGCCCCGTCGTCAACCCCTCGATCTGCGCCGCGCCCCGGTGGTAATTCTTTTCAATGCCCGGAATGACTTCCTCCAGAATCACCGTCGCCAATTCCCGTTCCGTCGCCGTGCGCCCCTGCGCCAGCTCCTCGATGAGCCGGAAATCCGTCATCACCTCGTCCACCAGCGCGTCCACTTCACCCTCGTAATCGAACACGCGCCCGACGGTGTTCGTCCCGGTCTGGACCATTTTGCGCAGCAGCCATTTGTCCCGCACCTTGTCGAGGTAATAGAAAATATTCGCGGCGCTGGGCACGGCATCCTGGAGTTGCGCGAGGTAGGCGATGCCGCCGACTTCATCCAGCATGTTCATGTCCTTCAAGCGGCCCTGCAGCGTGATCACGTCAATGACCGGCTGGCCGTGTTCGCGCAGCCAGGTGATGGCGTGCCACACCGTCTGGTGCCGCAAATCGTAAAACCAGTCCGCCGTCAGCCCCTTCTCGTCCGCTTCGTCCATGCATGTGGTGGGAGCCAGCAACACGCAGCCCAGCACCCCCTGCTCCGCCGCCCCGTCATTCGGCGGCAGCCGGTCCAACTTGATGGACTGTGGACTTTGGACTGTGGACTTTTTATTCATGGTTCACCACCGGTGTAAAATCGCCGCGCCCCTGTTTTTTCTGGATGGCTGTCACGAGCGCGCGGTTTTTTTTCAAATCCAGCGCTTCCTCATCCGTCCGTTCATCCTCCGCAATTCCATCCAACGCTTTTATCCGCGCTTGCGCCCCCGCAAACTGCTGCGTCTGCGCACGGCGTCCCTCCTCCTTGGAGGCGAATCCCCCATTTCTTCTCTCTCTCTCTGTGTTTGTCTGTCCTTCCTCTCTATCTATCCTTCCTCTTAGCGAAATCGTCCCGGCAATCTCCCGGCCTTTTCCAAACTTTGGATTTTCCGTGGGGGAATCTCCCGGCAATCTCCCGGCAATCTCCCAGCCTTTTCCAAACTTTGGATTTTCCGTGGGGGAATGTAAGTTAAATTCACCGTCTTCCAGCCAGGCGATTCCCTTCGTCAGAAAGTGCTTGATGGCCCCTTCCACCGGCTCCTGGGGAATGGAAATGAGGTAGGCAATTTCCTGCGCCGTCAGTGCCTCGCCGTTGCGGATAAACCAGCCGCGCTGGCCCTGTTCGGACTGGCTGGCCAGGTCCACCATCAGGTTCCACACGCCTAAAAATTCCAGGCCGCGCTCGTGCTGCCGCGTCCGGTTGATGCCCAGCCCCACCAGTTTGTTGGGCTTGGCGTAGAAGGTCAGTTTGCGGATCTTCCGCGTCTCCGCCGTCTCGTATAACGAGTCCCATTGCTTGATGTGGAGTGCCTTGATCATCACCATTGGCCTTTCTTCCTCGGCGTGGGCCGCGCCAGGTCGTAGAGGTCCGTCATGCCGGCATAAGCCGTCACCTGCCTCGCCGGCAGCTCCATCCCGCGCCGGAAATTCGCCGCGCTCCGCACCCGCACCCGCAGCAGCGTTCGGGGTCGCTCATGGTCCTCCGCCACCGGGCACGCCGTCAGCATGTGTTTGTTCGCCAGGGTGCAATTCACTACCTTCAACGCCACGGTTTCCTCGGCCGGACTGGCCGGCTCGGGCGGCGGCGCGTTTTTTCGGGCGGCGGCCGTTTTTTCGGGGCCCACATCGTCCGCAGTCGTCCGCACGCGCGTTTTTTCCAGTTTCACGTCCGCCAAGGCCAGCAGGCGGGTCGCCGCGTCCTGGCTCAACCAGACGCGTTTTTTGTAGCGCTCAAAATCCGGACCTTCCACCAGTCGCTTTTCCCGCAACGAACGCATTTCATCCTTTGTCAGGCCCAGCCGATGCCTCACCGCGTTCTCCTCGAATGGAAAGCCCAGCGGCGCTCCCGGCGTGGGCGTCAAATCAATCGCGCTCATAAAACTCCTTTTGTCCTGAAAATTTCCGGCCTGTTGACCCATCGTCCATCGCTACCCGCCCAGGTCGCGGCATCCCCCCCCCCCCTGTCCGTTCTGGTAGCTCGCACCCTTTTGAGTCCGGGCAAGCCAGCTTGGTGGCGCACAAAGGAGGGTATGTAGTCAAAGTCATGGTTTATCATTGGCTTTTGTCGTGGTTACAGTTGACTCAACGTCAATTGCAGGCACTGGCAGTCCGCGCTGCCGCAAGTAATCGAGCACGTGGTGAACCTCGATCGTGAGGCGAGGCGGAGCTTCGCCGCTGATTGGTCCAGTCCCGTCGAGTATCGCCTTTTTGTCCACTGCAACCCCCACCACAATGGGTAAAACATTGGCCGACACGCAGCCTGACTCCAGCTTTTCAATGAGCCGTTCGCAGCCAAGCTCAGCAATGAGACCCAAGTTGCGGCTCACCCTTTGTTTAAGGTCGTCCAACTTTCCGTTTTCCTCGAGCACGCGAAGCACGGCATGCACCGAGTTCGGCGAAATGTGGAAACGCTTGGCTACGGTGAGAACCTGGCCGCATTCCAGGAATGCCTGGGCGATGGCAGCCGCTCGTTCCTCGGCCTTGCACGTGATTTTGCCAGAATGGATGAACTTTTTGGCGGCGGCGACGAGCAACACGTCGTTTGGCAACGCATCCACGGGGAACAAACCCGGCTGACTATCTTCGCTGGGTATTGGGGGGGCTGCGGTCATAGTCCAAACGTGAAAAGCAAAAAAATCACGCGCGCTCCTTGGCCAGCTTCCGGCGCAATTCTCCGGTGTTGCGCGCTTTGATACCGACATCATAAAAAAAACGCCGCGCGCCTAGGAACGCGTTCACGGCACTGGCCGGGATGCGCAGCTCGCCCGCAATCTCCACCGGCTCGCTAACCACGCGGGCCGGTGCGCCCGTGCGCAAGGTCAGTTCGCCTGCTTTGCACTTGTCGCGCCAGAACTCCGGGGAAAAGCCAAGAAGGTAAAATAGCTCGCGCGGGCTGTAATACTTTTCCACCACGCGCTGGGCACCGTTATGTGTGGGCATCGTCATGTTTGTCGGTCAAAAGGTTTGCGGGCTGCTGGCTGCCGAAGGCCAGTTTCCGAATTGGTGCCCTCGGCAGCGTGTCTTTAGACAGCCGGGCCGTGTGGCCCAAGCCTGTCATTGATTTCGGTTTAACTTACGGAACCAGCGAACTCCACGGCGCTATAATCAGGAAAACATTCCGCGCGGCACGCCGGGCAGATCCCATGAGTCATCCAAAGGTGGCGGCCGCGGCAAAACATAGTCAGCGGCGCCACGTGCATGTAGCGCTGGCACCAGGCACACTGGCGATGGATTGCCAGCCAGGCCAGCGCGCGCGCCCAGAGCGTTGGGCGCTGGCAATGGCTGGTAGCGGGAGTTGGAATTGACCCAACGACCTCACGGTTATGAGCCGCGCGATCTGCCACTGATCTATCCCGCAATGAATTCACGCCGCCACCTTCTCTCTCTTGTTTCGAGAAACTACTCCAGGAATCTCGGCTAGTTCTGTTTCACGCTGTTGCAAATCGCGCTGTAACAGGCGTTCGTAGGGTAGCACCGCTTCCGCCTCGTCGGGCGTCGCGCGCCGGCGGATAATCCGCGCCAGCTCCAGCAGCCGGGTCAATACTTCTTTCTTCGCGTCGTTCATTGCGAGTTGACTCTACCACAGATGAACGATTTAGGTCAACATTTATCTTTACAAAAGTGCAACTTTCTTTATAGTGAACAGGAAATGAGCAATTTTGGGGCAAAGCTGGCTGAAACTCTTGAGCAAAACAAGCTCTCACAGGCCGAATTGTCGCGTTTGACGGACATTAGCGAGGCGTTAATTTCCAAATGGATGAATGGCCAGCAGACTTTTGTTAGCACTGAAGACTTGGGAAAACTTTGTGTGCATATCACCAGCAAGCCGAAAGAACGGGCGGAATTAGTGCGTGCTCATCTATACGACGAGATGCCAGACAAGGGGGCTGAATTACTCAACGTCAGCATCTCCGGCACCATAAGTTATCTTAAAGAAACTGCGCCCGCGAGAGCACCGCTTCCGTTGAATCTTCAAAGAGCATTCAAAATTCTACAACGCGAAGCTCTGCATGATGCCGACGTGCGTGCGGTCATCCTCGGTCTCACAAAAATAGTTGCGCCCGAAACCCGCGAGGAGTAAACCGATGCCATGTTTATCGTCCAACTTGTTTTATTCGTTGTCGGTCTCACCAGTCTGTGCCTGTTGGTTGAATGGCTCACAACCGCATCTCCTTGGGTGTTTGCCGGCGTCTGTGTTGTCGCGTGGCTTTCCTTTCAAGCTGGCAAATGTAATCACCCCAACCCATGAACCCTCCAAACGTCCAAACTAATTGTTCAGCCTTCAGCCTTCAGCCTTCAAACTTGAAAGCGCAGCGTCTGCACCGTCACGGCCTCACCATCGTCAAGCGTCCGGGGCCAAACGGCTTTGGCACCCGCAAATTCACCTGCACCGTCAAATTTCGGCGGCAAACCTATTACCTCACGCTCGCGGAGACCGCCGAGCCATCGTTCAAAATGGCCGTCATTTTCCGTCGCGGCATTTGCGAAGGCCGTGTGAACGAAATCTTGGCACAAACCCACCTACGCAGTCCGCACCCGGCCGTGTCCTCCGTCACAGAAATCCTCGCGCGCTACACCGCGCGCGCGCGTGGCGTGACTGCCGTCAAGGAAACCACCGTGCGCGCCACGGCCAACGCCGTCCGCTACATCATGGCCGCCGCCGGCAGCCAATGCTTCGATGCCGACGTGCTTGCCTGCTTCAAACAAACCAAGCTCGAGGCCGCTGGCGATGATCAACTCCTCCGGGCTCGGGCCGCCATCACCATCAACAGCTACATTCGCCAGGCCCGCAGCCTGTTTGCCGCGGATTACCTCGATGCCGACATTTACAAAGGCTTGACGCTTCCGGATCTCCCGGCGGTGTTCAAAGTCAAGCTCCTGCCCGAGCCACCCAAACGCTTCCAAATGCCCGCGCGCGAACTCATCCAGAAAATCCTCGCAGCCGCGCCCCTGCTCAAGCTGGCCGACACCAATGCCTACATCATTTTCCTGTTAAGCGTCGGCGGCGGGATGGACAAGCAGGAAATTGCCCATGCACGGCGCGTTTGGCTTACCAAGAGCGATGTCGGCGCGCAAGTCGAAGTCAAAACCGAGGCCGACTTCACCCCAAAGTATAATCGCTCCCGCAACATCGGCCTGGAGACGTGGGTTTATGACGAACTGCTCGCCGTCACCATGCCCCACGTCGGCGTCGGGCCGGACTATCTGCTCAACGGCAGCCCCAGCGAACGCACCGATCAAGCCTTTCGCCGTTTTGGCGCGTGGTTAAAACAGTTGGGTTGGATCCAGCACAAGAAAGCCCACGCCATGCGGAAAATCTGCGGCAGTGTCTTCGCGGAGACCGTCGGCCTGCGCGCTGCGCAACAAGCCCTCGGACATCGCAATCAAAAGACCACCGAGGCGCATTACGTCGGCAACTTGAACGTGCCGCGCGCCGACGTCTTCGGCACCCTGCAAAACTACCGGTAGGCAGAGCGGGTAGCTCACGCATGAACACCGCGCCCAAAACACTCGCTTTAGCCCAAAACCGTGAACGCGGTGGGCATTGCGTGCAGCGTTTTGTTAGCACGCCTTTGCAAGTCGTTGAAAATGAAATGAATAAAAATGCTCTTTTCTTTTGACATAACCGCTTATGTGGTTTAAGGTGTGTGTAGTTCGAGGGGCGAAGAGCCTGACGAACGAGGAAAAAGAAAAAATGAAAATGATTGTTTATCGCAGAAATGTGGACGAAGAAACCGGCGAATGGGAACTGGCTAAACTCGGTGAAGTGAGCGCCGACGACAAAGAAGGCTGCATAACTTCGGCCATCGAAACTTTCGGAGCAAATCACGGGCCGGGCTGGTTCAACAACACGCGAAAAGGAGACTTGCGCCTGTTCTTTACCGAAAGCACTCCTGACCTGACTGGACGGCTGGAAGCCGATGAAGCGCGAGACTACCGACGCCTCTGGAACCAGGAACAACCAAGCTGGAACCAATGAACCGCGCCGCCTCACAACTCGGAAAGCTCGCCGCCGGGAAGCCTAAAACCTTTTCGGCGGACGAACTCGCAAAACGCACAGCGAGACTCCGCGCTGCTCAAAAGAACCGTGCGAAAACCCAACGCGCTCTCAGGCGTGCTAACAGAAAATAAATACTCAACTGCCCCGCGCCGATCGTGTCTCACGGTCGGCGTTTCTGCTTTCTGCTTTCTCAATATCCACTTTTGATTTCATACCCTCCTTGCACCTGCTTTTATACCCTACTGAACCGCACCCGCATAAACCCATAATAACCCATTTCAATCAGAACCAAAGCAGGCATCCAATTGACGTAGTGGCAAGCAGTCGAAAGCAAACACGCGTAATTTCGAGCATAGAAGTTGGTGCCCCGGCAAGGACTCGAACCTTGGACCAATTGATTAAGAGCCTGCTGCGAAATTCACGCTAACCTTTACCGGTAAACAGGTTGCGAAATGGGCTTGTCCCCTTCCCGTTTGCCTGCCCGCTCAATATCCTCGCTTTTCGCTCACGGCGGCGGCGGCTTTCTTGGTGGCGGCAGCTTCGTATTGGTCCAATAGTTGCGTTTGAATGAGGCCCCGGGCGGCGGCTTGGACGTTGGCTTTGGCCACCGGATCATCCGTGCTCGCGGCTTGAGCTTGCAAGCGGTCGCGTGCTTTCTCCACGTTCTCCAGCGCGGAGGCGAACTGCGGTTTGCTCATCATCTCGCGCAACGCCTCGCCGCGCGCCTTGACATAGGTGTAAAACTCATCATCGGTGAGCGGCACGCCGTTCACGTCCGTGCTGTTGCGGTTCGGGATGCTGGGCCAAATATTGTGGTCCGTCAGGAGCTGGATGAACTTGTCCGGCGTGCGCGTCTGGGTGAATAGCCCGAACACCGGAGATGCGATTGGATCGCCCAGCGCGTTGAGCAGCGGCCTGCCTCCCTGCCGCACAAAGGGCACCAGGTTGGCCAGAATGCCCGTCACGTCGCGCTGTTGATAAACCGTGGGATCGTAGAACCGGTCCACCTGGCGCATAATATTCGGCACCGCAAAGCTGCTGACGGTGCGCGCGACGGTCTTTATGGCGCCACGGCTGGCCAATTCTGGATTCTGCTGGTTGGCGATGTCAGATAGTTGCAGCAGGCTTTGAAGAAACGGCTGCTCCAGTATCACCTTGCCCGCGCCGATCGTCGCGGCGGCGGCACGCATGGGTAGATTCTCTGCCAGCCGGCGCGCGCCCGGGCGTTGGTAAAGCTCCGCGTCGCGCTCGCCATCCAGGTAATCGCCCAGCACGGCCATGAACACGTTGGCCGGCGTGTTGGCGTAGCTCACATAACGGTCGCCATACTTGACCGAATAGGGCACGCCGCCGGCGGCGCGCCACGCGGCTTTATCCTGCGGGTTGTTCGGGCCCGCGCCGTAAATGGCAAACTGCGGATTGGGCTGGCTCAAACCTTGCGCGGCCTTGAACGCGATCGCGGTGAACAGCATGGAACCCAGCGCGCTCTTGGCGTAAAGTTCCGCGCGTAAATCGCCCTGCTGTTCCAGGGTGATGTCCGCAAACTTCCTGCCGACAAGTTCCGTGCGGGCAAACCTCGCGCGCGCCGCGCCCATGGGCGTGTAGTTCAACCCTTCGTTGAACAAGTTGGCCGCGATGCGCGCGAACGGCACAATGGTTCTGGCACCGGCAGAGAGCAGCGCGTTGTCATTCGACTTCATCTTGCTTACCACGCCCGCCAAAGCGCCGGCAAAGCCATACGGCTCATTGAGGAACGTCTGCCGCAGCGCATAATCGCGGGCCGTCTCCTTCATGGCCTTGGGCAATTGAGATTGGAGTATCTCGCCCACGCGCATTTTGGAGCGCGTGCCGGTTAAACCTTCACGCGCCGCCTGCGCCTCCGCGTTGCGCACGGCCTCAGCGCCGTAGCCCAGCATCTGTCGGGCGCGATCGGTGGCGGCTTTGCCGGTCAAGCCCTCCGTTCGCGCCTGGCGCGAGGCCAGCAGGGCCAGCTTCATCTCCTCCGCCGGCTTGTAATACAGCAAATGCTGGGCGGTGATGAGGCGGCTGTTGTATTTCCAAAGGTTCAGGATCTTCGCCAGCCGGTTTTCCAGCAAAGGCTTTTGCACATAGCGGCCAATAACATTTGTCGGGTCCACATATTTTAGAGGCCAAACTGTTTGAGCCTGTTTGAACGTCGTCCCGCCCTTCTCGCCAAACCGTATCTGCTCCAATGCGCCCAGCGGGGTGATGAGCTGGTTCTTGCTGCCGGTCACGATGCCGCTGCGCATCACGTCCTTTTGCTGCTGCAACGCCTTGCCTCCCGCGCGGGCCAGCGCTTCAAAGATCAAAGGGATGTCATGCAACCGGCCGCCAATGAGCGCGCGTTCAAACTCCGCGCTGGTGGCGGCCACGAGCTGGGCGCTGGTGTGGATGGCCACGCGCGCGTGCGTGGTGAGACCGCTCAAGAGATTGCTAATGTAAAAGCCCAGCCCCAGGTCCAGGTTGCTGATGCCCTTCGCCCGTTCCAGCGTGTTCATGAACGCCGTCTGTTCGCGCTGCAAATCTTCCACGCGATCTTCCGGCAGCTTGCCGATGCGGCCGGCAATGGCTTTGAACTGATCGCGCAGCTCGGGCGTCCACTCCGGCAGGTTCAATCGCTCGCGGATGGCGTTGTGAAACGTGGCGTCGTCAAACGCGCCCAGGTTCGTCAGCTTCACCAGCTTGTCCACCATGCCGGGTTTGGCCAGGCGTTGGACGGGCTTCAATAACTTTTGCAACGCTTGTTGCTTGGCGGTCGTAACCTTGTCCGCAAAATGAAACTTGACGGCGCTCGCCAGTTTGGCGGCGGCGGGACCGGACAATCCCGCTTCCTTGACCATTGTATCCGCCAGGTCTTGGCCCATGCGGTGCTGCTTGGTGAAATGTTCGTGGACGATCCGGCCCATTTTCAACTGGAGCGCCGTGAGTTGTTTGCTGATGGCCGGACCAACTACTTTACCGCCATAGGCAGCCGCCTCCTTCACCCGCCGTTCGGTTTCCGCTTTGGCGGCGCGGTCGGCGGCGAGCCGCACGGTTTCATACGCAATCTTTTGGGCGCGGGCGGCGGCTTTCACCTGCACATCAGCAGTGGCTTTATCGCGGGCAGACTGCGCCACGCGCGCATCCGTCTCGGCCTTGGCCATGCGGGCGGCGGCTTCGCGCACCGTTCGGCTTGCGGCAGCCAGCGCTTGTTGTTCCGCGTTACTCTTGGCCGTGGCCAGATGAAGCTGCCGGCGTGCTTCCAGGTTGGCCAGCTTGGCGTTGATTTTGCCCTTGGCGTCCTTGACCGCCTGACTCCACTTGGCGTCCATCTGCCGCGCCAGCGTCTCGGCGTGGGCGTCATCCAGGCCCAGGCGCTGTTTGAACTTGTCCTTGAGCAGCGTGCCGGGTTCCACGCCCTGGAAATGCGCGGCGGCAATGCTGGCGGCGCGGGCGGCCACGTCGTCCAACATTTTCTTGAGCTGCATCTGGGCGGTAAAACCCAGCGCCGGCTTGCGGTTCATCAGCTCGTTCACCTTGCTGCGCACCTGCGCGCGGGCGGCGCTCATGACCTCCTCGCTGCTGGCCCACGGCTCGGCCATTTCCATCACTACGGCCTTGTGCGTCTCGGCAGAGTTGCGCACCGCTTCATCCGCTGCGGCGTGGGCGGCCGTTTGAACGTCTGGACTGGCGGTAGCGCTTTCGATGCCTTTAGCATTTAGCCTTTGGACTTCCGTCTTGGCGGCCTCGATGTCTGGCTGCACCGGCGCGAGCGTGTCCCGGCGGGCGTCGCTCAATTTCTTTTGCGCCCAGAAGAGTTTGCCATCGGCAGACAGCGCGGACCAGCTATTGAGCATGGCCAGGCCTTGGGCGGCGTCCGTGGTGTGCTGGGCAAAGGCGCCATCAAAGAAATCCGAGGCGGCGCGGTAATCTTTCGCGGCATCGAGGCGCTTGATGATCTGCATGCCCAGCGCCATGCGCACGGATGGCGGCAGGCCGTTGTTGCGGTCTCGAAATTCCGCAATGGCCTGCCCGGGACCGCCGGCCTGATCCACAATCCGGCCGGCATACGCCTGATCATCCTCCTGCGGCCGGCGCATATACTTCGTGTTGGTCACCGCGCCCTTGAGTTCCGGCGAGATGTCCGGCGCGTTCTGGAGCTGTTCGGCAAACTGGCGCTGGCCTTTGCCCTGCTGTTCGCCGATGGTTTTACCCAGCCATTGTTGCGCTTCCGTCTCGTTGAAATCTTTCAGTCCCAGCGAGCGCAAATGTTCGATGCCGGCGGCGATGGCTTTTGTTAAATCGCGCGTCGTGGTGTAGGCAATCTTCGCCACGCGCAACGCGGCATTGGCCGCGCCCTTGGTGATCCACACCGGCGCTCCGGTCAAACCTTCATTTACTTTGGTCAGGTCGGGGCGTGTCGCTTGGATGGCGGCGTTAAACCAGTTCTCAACTGCATCCGGCGTGGCTTTGGCTGCCTGCCGGTTGGTTTCCGCCCAGCCTTTCCTTGCCCCTGCCGCCTCGTGCATGGCCTGGTAAAGCTGGTCCTCCGTCTCAATGCGCGGCCACTGGCCCTGGTCGTGCATCTCCTTGAGCACGGCATCGCCGCGTTCCCCTTTGATGTTGCTGATGAGATCGCGCGCCGCGCCCGTGGCCGTCTTCACATATTCGCCATAATCCTCCTGTGATGTGGTGCGCACCCCGCGCCGGTAATTGTCCGCAATCCAATCTAGGATGTCCGGAGGCCGTTCGCCCAGCGGCAATGCCATGCCGGGTTCCGGACTCTCGGTTTTGGGGCCGGTGGCGGGAGTTGAACCCGATTCCGCCACAGCTTCTGGCGGTGGTGCCGCCGCCCCACCGGCCTCCTGTTCCTTTTGCTTTTGCAATTCCGCCATGGCCGCCACATTTTCCCGCGCCCAAATCTGTTCCTGCGTCAGCTTCGTTTCCGGCTCGTGATATACCCACATCGGCCCTTCGCGCACGTAACCTTCCGGCATGGCGTAGGGCGTCTCGGCGGCGGCGTTGTATTGGTCCACCAGGCTGGCCGGCAACGGCTCGCGCGCGTCAATGTTCTCACCCATCACCTGTGAGAGAATGCGCGAGGGACCGTCTCCCTCTCCCGTGGGCACGGGAGAGGGTTGGGGTGAGGGCGCGGGGGCTTCGCGCGCCGTTTCGGGGTTTTCCACATTTTGAGCCAGTGGGGGCGCTTCGGTAACGTCACCTTTTGGCGCAGGCGGGGCGTTTTCGACGCCGGTCTGGATGGATAGTGGGGCTGTTTCGGCAGGTGGCGCTGCCACTTCCGCCGGTTTAAGAGTCTCAAAGTCCGGCGCCGTCACCGGTCTTGGCAGCGGCAGCGCGTCTCCGGTCGGGCGCGCGGTTTCCGGCGGCAACTCCGCTTTGGGTGTCTCCGGTTTCACCCCGGCCGGGAGCGCGCCCAGGCCCATGGTCAGGATTCCCGCCGTGGTTTCCTCTCCGCCGCCCGGCTCGCCCTTCACCATTTTCTTGATGCCGCCGGCCGTCTGCGCGCCACCTTGCGTTAGCAGCATCCCGGCAAATGCCGGCAACACCGGGCGGCCCATGGCGGCATAAACCAGATTTTCCGGGCTGGCCGCGCCGCCCGCCACGTCCGCCACGCCGCTCTCCACGGCGGAAGCCGCCCGCGCGATCGGCTTGGGCAGGAACGGCAACAGCGCCTTGATGTCTTCCGGCGTTAGACGGGCCTTGGCCACCTTGCCGGCCATGATCTCATCGTCGCTCTTGAGCACGTCAAACGGCAGCCCGGCGCTTTGTGCGTGCTGCTTCAGGCCGGCCATCTCCGAGGACCGGGCGGCGTTCAACTGCGTTTGCCGGTCCGGGTCCTCCGTGCCCTGGAGCATGTAATTATACTTCCGGTCAATCGCGTCCGCCGTCTGCGCCACGTCCGCCGGAGTCTTGATGGCGGCGGGGCTGGCAAAGGCGTCGTGTTGAGGCTGCCAAGGTTGAAGCGTGGCGAAGTCCGGCCCGGCGCTCAACTCCTGCAACGTGGCAAAGTCTGGCGTAGCGGCCGGTGGCGTATTCGTCTCCGGCGTGAGGGTGGCAAAATCGGGCAGCGGCATTTCATTGCGTGGCGCTCATCGGCACCCAGTTTTGCGGATTGGTGTCCTTGGTCGGGTTGGCCATGGCGCCCTTGTAATTCCAGCGCGTGCCGGACTTGTCCGTGAATGTGCGCGGGGTGGCCGCCGGGGCTGGCGCGCCTCCTCCCGCGTTCTGTTTGAGCAGCGCCATGCCCTGCTGAAGACCTTCCGGCGTGTCCGCCTCCACGCTGGTTGCGTAACCGGTGGGGTCCGTCAGGCTGGGAATGGCCTTGAACTTGATGCCGCTGGGCACGGGCTTGGCGCTGGCCTGCGCCTCCGCCTTGGCCTGGATCGCCTCCGGGCTTTCCACCACCTGGCCGCCGCCCTTGCTCGTGGGAATGAACTTGCCAACGCCCGGAATGTCCCTCACGCCAGCCGGGTCAAACGCAAAGTCATTCGGGCTTTTGCCCGTCTGCTGCTGCTGCACCCGCTGCAACGTCTGGGCGATGGTCGCCGCCTTTTCCGGGTCCATGCCGCTGCCAACACCCATGTTGAAAATGTCCATGCCGCCCGGCATCGGTGGCACCGGCGGCGGCGTGTTGCCGGGAATTCCGCCGCCGGCCCCGGCCGTGGCGTTGTTGTAAATGTCCCGCCCGCCGGCAAACTTGGCCAGCGCCGATTGAAACGCCTTGCCCGCCTGCGCCTGCTGCGTGTGCTGGGCGATGGTCTGCTGGAGCTGCTGCTTTTGCAGGTCGTTCAGGCCCATGTCGTCCATCGTGTGTTGCACGCCAATGGCTTTGAGTCTGCCTTCAAAATCCGCCGGAGTCATCTTGGCCATCTCTTTGGGGTCCCACCCCAGCGCCTTGCCCATGCTTTGATAGCTCCGCAATAACTGGTGCTGCTGGCCGGCCTTCTCGATGGCCGCTGCCATCGAATCGCCCGCGCTGGTGATGCCTTGAAACAGATACTTGTCGCCGTCGTAAGAAATTCCTGGTGCGTATGGCATAAATTTCCTTGGTTACAACATCCCCATCCCGCCGCCCAGCAACTTGCCGCCCACGCCGATGAGGGCGCTGGTCACCGCGGTTTTGTTGTTGGCGCTCGCTATGTTGGACGCCTGCTGCGCGTTGAACTGCGTGTCGTAAATATTTGCGGCATATGAATTTTGGGGGTTGAACATGGGGGTAGCAAACTGGTTCTGCGCGTTCAAGCCGCCGCTCGCCATGTTGGTGGCCTGCCCCACGTTGTTGCCGCCGCTTTTGAGCCATTGCAGCAGCCATTGCATTTTCGATTGCGAATCGTTCTGGTTCACCCCGGCCACCTGCGTTCCGAACTGCTGCCGCTGGCCCAGCAACTGCTGGCCAAAGTTTTGCTCGCCCATGGTCTCCTGCAAGGCGTCGCTCGGCCCAAACCCCATGCCACGGCTGGCTTGCGCGCCGCGCATATACTGCTGGAACTGCTCGAGTTGCGCCGGCGTCATCTTGTCTCCGGCCTGCAACCCGGTGAGCGCGCTCTGGTTGAGCTGGCCCAGCAGCGGTCCTTGATTCGGGTTGGCCGCGGCCATTGTGCCCAGCAAGGCCGGTGCGTTGGCGCCCAGCCGGGCCGTATCGCCGGCGGCCAGCCGGTCGGCACTGGCATTGGTCATCGTGTCCAACTGTGGCAGCGCGCCGCCAATCAGGCTCAACATGCCGGGCGCATTGTCACCGCCCTGCAAATAGCTTTGCAGCGTGTTCATGTCCAGCCCCTGGAAGGCGCCCTGAAACTGTTTCTGCAAATCCAGTTCCTGTGGCGCGGCGGTCTTCATGGCGCCCAGCGTTTCGGTGAACTGCTGGCCCATGGGGGTCATTGTGGCGGCTTGGGGTGATTTACCCATGATGAATGCTCCTTTCGTAGAGACGTTGCATTCGTGTGGGCGAAAGCGGTTGAGTCCGGCCATGCCGGAAAGCGTATAATTGCAAACGAGACCAATGCGGGAAACGGCGGCTCAAGGTCAGCATCATTCCTGCCAGCGCCAGCGGTTCGCGCGCCGTGATGTTCCCGATGAAAATACAGTCACCCTCCGGGTTGCTTGGTTTCCAGCGGAACGGATTTTCGCCGCCGGCCTCCTCTGCCGCCAGCACTTCATCTTTCCAGCATTGCCAGGCGATAGCAACCGCACGGATTTCGGGTGTTATTAATAGCCCTCCGGCAGGTTGCCGGTGCGCGTAGGCCAGCGTGTTCTGGGCCATGTGAAACTCCAGGTATTCATCCAGCACGTCGGCGCCGAGTTCGCAATAACTGGCCGCCGCGTGCTCGCGCAGGAAGCGCGCAATGCAACGGCGCAGTCTCGGCGTATCCGCCTGGACTGTGGACTGTGGACTGTGGACTGTGGACTTGGTTTTCATACCCCTGGCAAAACCGTCACGTGCGCCTCGGTGGGATTGATGTCCCCGCCGCCGTCCGTGTGGAAGCGCAGCCGCACCTTGCCGGTGCTGCCGCCGTCGCCGTCGCTGATCATCCCATAAATGCCCGCGCCGTTATACTTGCAGCACAACTGCACCAGATAATGTGCGTTGTCAAACGCCGTCTGGAAATTCACGATAAACTGGCCGGTGCTCAGGCTGCCCGCGCTACTCACGGGTATCACGTCCGCGTTGTAGGCGCTGACGGGCACGATATAATCCAGCGTGCTGGTGCCCGTGCCGTTGCCGGTAAGGGTGATCTTGGCCGTGTCGGCCTGCTCGTTGGTCAGCGTCGGGTAAAGTTGCAGCGTGTTGGCGTCCATCACCCGCGCGTAATAGGGCGTGTTGGCCGCCAGCGCCGGGCTGGCCGCGGGCAGTCCTCCGCCAGTGTTGCGCAGCGCGCAGCACTGGCCCGTGCTCATGCCGTGGGCCGTCACGGTAATCTGGCTGTTCACCGTGTTCACCGTATTGCTCACCGTCTTGCTCGTGGTGCTGGCGCCGTTGAACTTGAGCCGTGTGCCCGCCACCGGCACCGTGCTGTCAAACTTCGGCAGCGTTATGTATCCGTCCGCCATGATCGCCCGGCCGCCCGTGTTCGCCGTCAGAAATCCCGCCGCCACCTGCGCCTGTCCCGTCGCGTCCGCGCTCAATGCGCCACCCACCATCTGCCAGTTGGTCCCGTCATAGACCACCGTCACGATCTGGCCGGTCAGGATGTCGTTGGCCTCCAGCGCGTGGCTGCCATACTTGTAAATGTTTTTGGCGCCCAGGCTGTTCAAGTTCAGCGTGGTGGCGCCGGTGTTGGCGGCGCTGGCCAGAAACCGCACGCGCATGCCCGTGGTGAGTGCGCCCGGCGCGGTGGCCAGGTTCACATTGTAAGTCCCCGTCACAAACGTGCCGGCGGCGTAGCCTTCCATGCCGTAGCGCGCCGTGGTTTCATCCAGCAACGCGGCATTGATCACCTTGGCGGCAAAGGGCGCGCGGCCCGGGGCATCCGCCGTAAAGACGCCCGTGGGAAAATGGCTGATGAGCAGGTAGCCCGCGGCCATGATGGCGCGGCCGGCGGCATCCGCCGAGAGCGCCCCGGCGGCAATCTTGGCCGTAGTCACACTGGCATCCGTCAGGCTAAAAGTGCCGAGGGTGCCAATAAGCAGGATGGTGGGTTGTGCGATCGCGCGCAGCTTGGCGGGCGTCAGCCGCTCGTCGTCCTGGAACAGGTATCCCGGCGTCAGTTGAATTGCGAGTGACATATATCTTTAGGCTGTGGACTGTGGACTGTGGACTGTGGACTTTTCATAATTGTTCTCCCCTGCGGTTGCGGCCCGGCACGGCGGTCACGCGCATGCCCAGCACGCGCAGCCGGCCCTGGTCATTGATGGTCTCCACCTGAAAACTGCGGCCCTGCCGCCCGCTGATGCGGCACGTGCGCAGCGTCTCCTGGTGCCGGCGCAACTCAATGCCGTTCGCGCCCAGGTTCAGGCCCGGGCACGTGAGGCTGGGCGGTGCCGCGGGCGCATAACCGTATTTGGTGTAGGTAAGCAAAAACGTATTGCCGATGCTCCGGATAGTCTGCGGCGTGCCCGGCGTCAGGGTTGGCTGCTGGCAGGTCACCCAAACCCCATTTACCACCTGGCCGATCTGCAGCACCCAGTAGATGTCCGTGGTGAGGTTGAGCACGTAGGCGATTCCCGGCTCCACGGTAATGGTCCAGGTATAATTCAAACCATCATTCACCACCGGGTCTGGCATCGCTCCCAGGCCCGGCAGCCGCACGCTATAATCCTGCCGGTCCACCGTGGCGTGGTCGTCGTTGGCGTTGCCCGGGTCCCAGTCCGCCTTGCCATACGGCCGGAAATACTTCGTATTGTCCCGCGTCTGGCCGCTCACCAGCGTCCGCGTGGCGAACGCCGGATTAAAAATCAACGCAATGTCATACCTCGGGTCCCACGTCTCCAGCCCCACGGCCAGTTCCACCGGCTTTTCCAGCCCGTCAAACGAATTCCGGTAGGCCCGTGAGAGGCTCCGCGTGTAAATGGCCTCCTCGCCCAGCCCGCTCTCGCTGCTGGCATCGCCCGTCTGGTCCGCGCCATCCCATTCCTCCATCAAATTAACCCAGCCGTCCTTGTCGAGAAAGAAAAGCCGCAGTTCGCCGTTCAGCGTGAGTTTGAACCATTCCACCGGCGTCATCGCGCCGCCGGTGTCCAGCGGCGTCCAGCCCATCGTCCCCTGCCGCGGCATGCCCGAAACCAGGTTCTGTTGCGTGGGGTCGTTGTTTTTGCTCGCGGCCACAAAGTCAAACACCAGCACCGCGTTGGCCACCGGGCTGTTGTCCAGCGGCACGCCGATGTAAACCCGGTTGTTCAGGTTGGACATGCGCATCGCGCCGGCGGCCTGCCAGTTGATGCGCGCCATCGTCTTGACAATCGGCGCGCTCAGGGGCACGTCCGCGCTGATAAGTTCCCCCTGCTCGCTCGTGCGCACCGTGGCCACGCCGTGGCCCGGCGCCATGAACACCACGTCGCTGCCCGTGCCGCAGCACGCACCCGCCGCCGCCAGCCCGTATTGCGTGCTCCGCAGGTCAAACCGCACCGCGCTCAAATCGCCGCTCACGTTCCTCAGGTTGCCCCAGCTCTTGCCCTTGAACACAATCAAACTGTCCGGCCCCGTCTTCCACAAATCCACAATCTCGTCGTCGCTGCCCTCATTGATCCGGAATTCGTCCACAAAATCAAAGTGGATGTTGTCCTGGTAATTGGTGGCCACCAGATAATCGGTCTTGAAAAAGCCGCCGCCGTTGAAGGTTTTGTAATTGTCCGCACTGGCGGGCTGGTAGGCCGTGGGCACCAGCAACATGTTGTTGATGAAGAGCGCCGTGCTCGCGTTGGGCAGCACGTTGTAGATGCGCTGCCACGCCGCCGGGTTGGAGTCCGGGCTTTGGCCCGCCAGCACCGTCTCATGCGTGGCCAGCACCACCCCGCTGCCGTCCGCGCCCGGGTCCGCCGGCAGAATGAAATCAAACGTGTTGGCCGTCACGTTTTGGATCGCAAAGGTGCCGTTGTAACCCGCCGGCGTCGCGCCGGAAATGATCACGTAATCCCCGTTGCTGTAGCCGTGCGCCGGCGCGGTGGCCGTGGCCGTGGTCCCGCTGTGCGTGAGGATGAACAGGTCGCTTTCATAGACCGCGCCCATGCTTCCCACGCTCGCGTTCGCGCCCGGATCCGCCGTTAGAATGAAATCGAACGTGTTGGTCGCCACGTTCAGAATAACGTAAGTGTTGTTGTAGCCCGCCGGGCTGGCCCCTTGGATGCTCACCTGCGCCCCGTTGCTCAAGCCGTGGGTCGCGCTCGTCGCCGTGCCCGTCAGCACTCCGCTGCTGATCTCCCGGGTGATCGCCGTAAGCACCACAAAGGCCTGCGCCGTGATGCTGCCGCTGGCGTTGGCGGCCGGCGTGGTGAGCATCGTGTATTGAAACGTGTCGGCCGCCACGCCGCTGATCACAAACGTGCCGTTGTAGGCCCCCGGCGTCGCCCCGGCCATGATCACGCTCTGGCCGTTTTGCAGGCCGTGGCTGGCGTAAGTGGCCGTGGCCGTCGTCCCGCTGTGCGTAATCGTCACGTTCGTCAGCGTCGGCAGCGGCAGGGTCACCACCATGGCGTCCGCGCCCGGGTCCGCGCTCATCACGTATTGGAACGTGTTGGGCATCGCGTTTTGGACCTGGTAGGTCCCGTTGTAGCTGGCCGGCACCGCGTTGGCAATCACCACGCTCTGGCCGTTGCTAAAACCGTGCCCGGCGCACGTGGCCGTGGCCGTGGTCGTGCTGTGCGTCAGGCTCGTGATGGTGAGCGCCGGCCCGTTCACGGTGCAGGAGGTCATATTCAGGTTTTGCACCGCCGGCTTGACCGCCAGATAATACAGGTAGACGTAATAGGCGCCTCTCACCCCGCCACCTTCGACGGTGAAGGTGCCGTTGTAATAGTCCGGGTTGGCCCCCTTCACCACCACCTGCTGTCCGCTGGTCAGCGCCGGCGTGGCCAGTAAAATCAACACCAGCCAGCCCTTGTCGGCGACGTATCCCGGAACAAAATTGCCAAGGACGGCTGAAAGATCTTGCGCTAGCAGGAGTGCCGGCACCATCGGCGCGGCCAGCGCCGTGATGGACACGCCCGCGTGCGCGCTGTTCACCATCGCCACCATCAGGTCCGCGTCCACCCCGGGATCCGCCGCCAGCGTATATTGAAAAGTGTTGGTGGCCACGTTGCCGATGGCGAACGTGCCATTGTAACCCATCACCGTCGCGCCGGAAATCGTCACGCTTTGCCCGTTCTGGAATTTATGGCCCGCGGCCGTGGCCATGGCCGTGGTGCCCACGTGCGTCAGCGCCGTCACCGTCACGCTCACCGCCGCCGTGATGGTGCCGCTGCCCTTCACCGGGTTGCCCGCCGCGTCGTTGCCCGGGTCCGTCAGCATCGTGTATTGAAACGTGTTGGCCGTCACGCCGCTGATGGTGAACGCTCCGTTGTAGGGCGCCGGCGTGGCGCCGGCAATCACCACCGTCTGGCCGTTGCTGAAACCGTGCGCCGGCTTGGTGGCCGTGGCCGTTAAACCGCTGTGCGTCAGGCTCGTCATTTGCGCCTGGCTCCCCAGCGCCCGCCAATACCGGCTCATGTCGCTGCACGTGATCACGCCCGTCGCCGGCGTGGTGGCGGCCGTAAAGAGCGCAAAGGCAAAGGTCGTCTCGTCCAGCACCGTGATGTTCCAGCGCCCGTTATAAGCCGCGGGCGACGCCCCGGCCAGCGTCACGTCCTGCCCGGTGGCGTAGCCGTGCGCCGTGGCCGTCACCACCGTCACCGTGTTTAATGCCCGCGTCACGCTCGTCACTGCATGGAACGGCCCGTAAGCCATCTCTTCCGCCGTCGTGCCCAGTGCCGTCACCGCCGCCTGGTAGGCCGTTGCGGCGTCCCAGTGGGCCAGCAGGTCTTCAAAGCCCGTGTCCAGTTCACCCAGCAGCAGCGGCGGCAGATAACGGCCGCGGAACAAATAGACCTGGTTGAACGCCTGCACGAAGCGGCACCGCCCGAGGATCTTCACGCCTGGCGGCAGCGGCAGCGTTTGCGCTCCGTTGCCCGGCCGCGTGCAATACACGTAGCCGTTGGCGGCCACCAGCTCCCATTCCACGCCGTCCGGGTCCCGGAAGGCCCCCGCGCCGTAGGGCGCTCCAAACGCTTGGACGGGCGCGCCGCCCGGTGGCGGGACCGGCTGGGCCGGCGCGCTGCCGGGCGGCGTCACCCCGTGCGCCGGCGCCTCGGGTGCCGGCCGGTTGGCCAGCGCGCGGTTGGCCCACCCCGGCTTGGCCACGCCCTGGCGCGTCTCCGGCAGCCCGTTCAGAAAGCGCAAATTCTCGCCGTCGTTCACCAGCCCCGGCAGCAGCGTGCGCGGGTCCCGCTGGTCGCACGCCCACAGGAACGCATCGCCCTCTTCGTTCCGGGGCGCGTTGGCCTTGGGCATCTGCGGCGGTTGGGCGTTGGCGGCCATAAGGTTTATCCTTCCAACGGCCCCACCAGCCGGGGCGAGATCAGCAGGTCCCGCGGGGTGATAAAGTCCCGCGCGCAGCGCACCAGCGGCGGCAGGCCGATCATCTTCAAATGCCAGAACACGTATTGGCTGCACACCAGCCAGCCACCCGGCGGCGGCGGCAGGTTAAATTTGATGCGGAACAATTCCTCAATGGAATAATGAATCGCATCGCTGGCCAGCACGTCATCAAAATGGCGTTCCAGTTTTGCGCTCAAGTCATCCGTCAGCCCCTCGATGTCGAACGTCATCAGATATGGCCATTCCGCGTGCACGATGTTGCGGTCGCGCGGCGACGGCAGATAGAGTTCGTGGATGAGCCCGTTGCCGCGGATGAATCCCGCGTGCTGGGCGGGGCCATGCGTCTCAAACGTGATCGCCTCTCCCAGCAGATCGCCCGGGTGAATGCTCCAGATGGCGGCTTTGACGTTCATGGTTTGGATTGGCCGGGCGTCGGGGGAACGAGCGTCCGGCCGTTTTTGGTGAAATCAGAATCCCTTTTGCCAACTGACCGCCGCGTGATACCGCGCCACGTCATACGGGCCGGCGCCCTGCCACTTGCCGTAAGTGCCTTCAACGCCGAATTGCCCACCCCACAAATGGCCGAATTTGATTTGCAATCCAACGTCCTCAATGGTCGAGATTCCGCCGTTGGCCGTGCCCGCGCCGCTGAATGGAGTTCCTATGCCGCCAATGACAAACGGAGTCGCTTCGATTGTCGCCCAATTACCGCCGAGAGCGGATAGTGGATGCGTTGGAAGCTTTAGTTGGATATCGCCCGATACAAGGTTGAACCCGCCGAGCCAATCAAGCCCAGCGCCACCGCCAAAATACTGGCTGACATTGTAAATAGCCAGCACACCGCCGCCCCACTTCGTCGGCGCTTTTGGCGCGTAAGTGGCGTAAGGTGCCACGGCATAATTCGTCGCGGATTTCACGTTTGCCCACAAAGCGGAAGCCGCCCGTGACAGTGCGCTGCCGTTCGTGGAAGGCGAAGCGACTGGCGCATAGACGATGCCGTTGTTGGTGAGAAATTGAGCCTGAGCGGAGAATACCGCCATCCCCGCTACAAGCGCGAGGCCGATGACTAATTTCAGTTTGTTTTTCATAATTGTGTTTTTCTTTTACCAGCGCGTTCTTGTTACCAATGGATGAATCCATGGCCGTTAAAGCTCATTACGATATTGATCAGCACGAGAAGGCAAAAAAGAGCAATGACCAGCCATGCCCACTTTTGCATCGGCTCTGAAATATAGTTTTTCACCACCCAACAGAGGAAGGCAAGCACGAGGATGGCCACCACCAGCCAACACAAGGCTTGGCCGAGGCCGCCAGAATTGCTCATGGTTAAATCTGCGAGTATTGGAATAATGTTCATGTAATTTTACCTTTCAGTTTGTTGTTTTGTTGTCCGTAGGATTGACTGTCGCAAGGACCGGCGGGTCGCTCTGCTTTTTGGTTTCGGTAATCACCGTTGAATCTGGTGTCGCATCCGCCTTGATTTGAGCAAACGTAGTCGAGCGATACATCTTCACCGCCAAAGCGCCAGCGCCAAGTGAACCGATAATTGCCTTCCCCCAGAAAAGCGTTGGCCCAGCAAACAGGTTGAATGCCTCGTCAGTTGACAGAGAAGCCGCGATTGATCCACTGACCGCTATCGTCGCGTAAAGGTATCCGTCAAAGTGTTTCATGGTTAATTACCTACAGATGTTCTATCCGCTTTAGGTTTATTTATCGGTGCTGCGGGATTGTTCACACTTATTGAAGATACTACTCCTTCCATTCTTGCTTGTCCCACTGCAATGTCTGAAACTTTGCTGTCTAAAATTCCAAGATGATTGAATATCAAATAAAGAAGCAGCATTACCATTGTCTGTGAAAACGCTGCAAACGCATAAGCTACAGGTTTCCATATATTTCCATTATCTGTTGACATATTAGTTGCCCTTTCGTCCTCAACTCATTGGTTTGGTTTCTTTGCAAAATTCTTTTGCATCGTGTATAATAGCCTTGTTGACTTCATTCAACGGCAAACCTTCTGTGCGCCAAACTCGAAACCAGCCCTTCGTGTTTCCTTTGTGGCCGTTGACCGGTTGAATAAAAACCTGCATATCCAGCTTGTCCGCCGCCCAGCGGATGCCCATGTCGCTCGCGTGAATTGTCCGTGATGCCCCCACGCGGTCTAAAGCCTTAACCTGACCCATCAGGAGGGAAGATTTTCTGCTGCGGTCACAGGGGACATTGTATTCAACCGGTCCCGCATCAACCGGCGGTCGCGTCTTTCCCTGTTTATTGAGGCACTCCCAACACTGGGAATCCTTCGTGCTTTTCTTTTTGCCGCAAGCACACCAGCGTTGATTGTAACTCTTTACTGCGTTCCATGCTGCTGAGAGTTCCTTGGCCAAGTCGTCGTCATTGGCTTCACGCGCCGACACCATCTTTGACTTCCAAACCTGATGCGCATCCTCCTTCGCATCCGGGTCTGTCAAGTCGAAGTCGAGCGGCATTCCAAAGACCGCCAAGGCCCGCTTCATGTTTCTAAAATATGTAGAGCGCATTTTATCTGTGATCCATCTTCAAAAATAAAAATCCGGGGGGTGATAACTGTGTTAAAGGCCATTGCGTCTCATTGGAGAATGCGCTTTCCACAACCGAGTTAGTCGAAAGGGTGTCGGGCGCATACGCCGTCGCGGCAAAATAATAAGTGGTGGAGTCGTCCAGGTTGTTTACGCTGCAATTCGTCACATTTCCCACGTCAATGGTATTGGTATAAATACCGCTAGTGACGCCATAATATATTTTGTAGCCAGTGACGTTGGTGGAAATACTTGGAATCCAACACAAGCCCAAACCCAGCGCCGAACAAATGTCCAGCGAGACAAGCAATAGAAATAAGGCGCTCAGTTTTTTCATGGAGGTTTGATTTCCACATTGAAAAATGCCGCCGGATTGGTAATGGCATTCGGCGCAAGACCGACGTTCAAAATAACCATGTAAAGATTTGTCGGCGCGGACGGAATCGCCCACGTCGCTTCATTACTGAAAGGCGATTCCGCGCCATTGGTGTTCTGACAGGTGGCGGCAAACCAGTAATGCGCCGGAAGCATATTGGAAAGCGTCGCCGCCAAGTTTGTTCCAACCGGGATGACGGCCTGATAAACCCCGCTTCCATTCGTGCCCCAGTAGAGGTTGTAGTTGGTGACATCAGACGATAGTGATGGAGTCCACACCAACTTGACGGACTGACCCCATGCCGCCAAGACCGGCAGCGTCAGCAAGCAAAAGATGGTGAGAATGCGGGTCATGGTGGTAATACCCTATAAGGAATCGCCAACTGAACTTCTTTCGCAATAGTCCAGTTGTTTCCATTCCAGTAAAAAGTTCCGGCTCCTGATGCTGGAATAAAAAACTTCTGGCCGAGACAAACAAAGAGCGTGTATCCCTGGGACCCGCTGTCATTGTAAAATTTATACTGCGCTCCAGCCATAAGTTTTCCGGCGGGAGGATTTGGAAGATAAAACCCCCAAGGCTGTCCGACTGTTCCGATGCTCCCAGGTTGTCCAACTTGATAATTAGCAGGGGATGGATTGGTTGCCGTTGTTGATAATCCCCAAGCCAGAGACCACACATTCCCCCCCATATCTGCTGCCCATTGTCCAGTCATCAACGAATTGTTTAGATATGTCCCGTAATTTCCAGACACCACCAAATTGCTGCACCAGCCATAACCATAAATAAACGGCGAACTGACTCCATTTACTTCATTGGTCATTGTGTTGCCTGTGACCGAAACGGATTCTACCTGGTTGGTGTTTGAGGGGTCGCCACAAATATAAACTGCGGTTCCAGTAAGATTGAAAAGATTTCCATGAATTACAATGTTTGAGTTGTCGCAGGCACCAAGAAAAGAGGGTTGATAACCACCCGTTCCAAGCATAATTGCATTTCCAAATCCAAGGAATTTATTGCTTATGATGAACAAGTTGTCAGCCGGACAGGTTTCAATTCCGGGGGTGTTTGTCAGGTAAAACGTGCAGTTGGTGACAAGCGTGGGTGGCTGTGTTAAATATCCCCCATTAAAAGCAAGGGCCGCTGTGCAGTTGCTAAATATCACACCGCTAATCAGATTAAAGTTTGTCCCGTAGCTGGCGTAATACTCCATCCCAAGATAGGTGTCCATCACCGTGTCATTCCCCAAGTCCATTGAGAAACTGCTTACATTGAAAGCACTCGCATTGTTATGGATAAAAATAGTTGATGAAACCTTTATGTTTCCGTTGAAGGAATAGTCACCCCCATATAACGCTTCCCCACGCCAGTTTTGAATTGTGACATTGGCAAAGGTTATATGAGTCAGGGTCTGTCCCGAGCCTTGGACAGACAAGACCCGATGAGAACCGTCCCAACCAGAACCGTCAGTCAGGTTGATTGGAAAACCGTGGTTGTCTGTATTACCAACCTGAACCCCGCCATCAAGCGTAAAATTGGTAATTACAACTGGATACTGATTATTGGTCAGCATGGCATCAGAAACCAGAAAAAGCCATCCCCGAACACCATTGCCGTTGGTCAGATTCCAAGCGCCTTGCCCGGTCAAAACAGAAGGCCCGTTGAAAGTTATTCCGCCATAGCCGATCTGCAAAGAGAATGGACTGGAATAAATATCAGGTTTCAAATATGCCATGCAAAGGTAGTTGGAGTCGGGGAAGTTGATGATGGTATTCGTGTTGAGACGCGCCGAGTTGATTGCCGATTGAATGGCCGCTGAATTGTCCGTGCCGATGGTTGCCAGAGTGTTCGTCCACGCTTTACCCGCCACCGACGAAATGCCAATGTTTGTTCCGCCGTCAACGCCGGTTATCTTTCCGATGAAATCCTGGTTGTTCGTAGAAGACGTTGGCGTGCCAGCCTTGAATATCTCAATCGTCTTGCCAATGTCCGCCGGTGAAAACGTGTTTGAATTGGCAAATATGATGGCGGAATTGCTGGCCGTGTTGACCGAAATCAAAGGCAGGCAGTCCCCCTTCGCTCCAAAATCATTCACATTGATGTTGGTCGCCGCCATAGCCGACAAGGCTGGCAGCGTCAGCAGGCAAAGGATGGTGAGGATGTAGGTCATTTCGTGAAATTGTAAAGGTCTAGAAGTTCAGCCGCGGACAAATTGCGATTGTAAATGCGCACGTCATCTATGGTCGCGGTTGAATAAGTAGGGTCGTAGGAGGCTCCAATCCACGCAAGAATCGCGTCTGAGGGTTGACCAACATAAGTCGTGATGGTGGAATTAACCTGGCTGCCGTCAACATATAAGCACTGCGTTGTTCCATCGTCCGTCGCCGCTACGAGATGCCAAGCTCCGGCCAGATTCACGGCCCCCGCCGTGTTCACGTCGCCCAAGAGAGAAATACTAACGGAATAGACATTTGCAAATCCGCTTGCATCCAAATATAAAACAAATCCAGCATGATTCGCCAAGGTGGTGTTGGATATTCGATTGTCCAATATCACCTGCGCGGCCCCTGCCGCGGATACGAAAATCCAAGCGGACACGGTATAAACAGCCGTCTGGTTGGAATTGTTTATGGCGACATGCTGTGTATTACCGGAAACAAAAGAAATGGCATAGGGGCCGACCTTCCCGGTCACATAACTTGGCGTGGAACTACCGGACAAAGTGCCAGTGTTTCCGCTCGATGATGAATCTGTGGCAGTCGTGCCACTCCCTTCATCAAACTTCCACCATCCGACCAGTCCATTGACGATGTTGGTGTAACCCTCCGACGGCACGGTCGTCAACTGCTGGCCGTTGGTGATGGCCATTCCGGTGAAGCGATTCGTTTGGTTCTGCGCGAATAGCGGAAGACAGACGATCAAAAACAGAATTGTCAAACTTCTTTTCACGGCAGGTTCGTGCCCCCCAACACATAAATAGTCACACCGGCATTGGTGAACTTCAAGTAACCGGTGATGATGTTCGTGAAATTGCCGGTCACATACCCGGCAAAACTTAAATTCGCAAATGGCACGTTCGTCAACCCGCCACCGTTGACCGGGGTGGTTCCATTGAACACGTTGGTAAGTGATGCCAAAGGAACATTGAAACCGGACAGATTATTTGACAGCCAGTTCGTATCCCCACCAAATGTTGAAATCTCAATCGGGTTTGAGTTGGTGTTCACTACCCAGAATTGGCCATTGGTAGATAGATACATCAGGGATGGAAGGGGCAAGTTCTTCAACCCGCTGGCATCATTTGTGTAAAACGTCACACTCTGGCCATCCTCATTTGTTCGAATGAAAGCCAGTAATTGACCGACAAGAACGGGCGGTTGTGCGCCAATCGTCACGATGGAGCCGGCGGCAGAGACGAGATCGTTTGTGTTCGGCACTTTCGCGCCTCTTAGGAAGAGATTTGTCCCGATCTGGTAGATTCCCGTGGCGTTTGGAATCGTGACGGGCGGTTGAAATACAACCGCTTTAGCCAGCACCATCCCCGCCGGAAAGTTTGGGTCATTCCCGGAAAGATTGTTCCAAACCGAACAGTCCAAGGTGAATGGTTGAGAATCCGAAAACTCGGTTGCAATCCCGTTGAAATTTACGGTCGGAGAACTGACAATGGAATTTGAAGTCAGAAAATATCCATCCCCGTCCTGGTCGCTCATCAAAACACTGCCAGTGGCAAACAGTTTCAAAGTTAAAAGATTGTTCGCGTCCGTAATGGTCGCGGTGTCACAAAATACATTGAACACCGCTCCACCATCACCACAGCACCAGCCCGTAAAAGTTTTGGCGTGGACGGTCACGAGCACATTAGACTGGTGGGCACAGACAGAATCCGAGTTCCAACTGACGCTATTAACATCAAAAGCCGCCGAATAATTGGTGACTGCGACCGAAAGGGTTGCCACGTCGCCCAAACCGGAAACCTTGTTCGTCCCGGTCTGCGGCTGAATTGTCAGGAAGGCTCCCGCCTGGAGATAATAATTGATTCCACAATTAGTCACGCCGTAACTTCCGGGAGCAAGGGCCAGAGTCCACCCCGCCGGAGTGTGAGTTTGGGCATAATTGTCCGTCAGCCAGGGCTTGTCGGCGCTGCCGTCGTTGGAGTCACTCCCGTTGACCGCATCGGCGTATTTTGTCTTTAGGGTGTTGAAATTCGTTTTGTTCAGGAGGCCGTTTATGCCGGAACCTCCTCCGGCCAAAAGTAGAGCCTCCGTGGCTGCGTCCAGCGCGTTGCTGCTGACCGTGCCGGGTTTCAAGCTTGATCCGCTTATGGTTCCGTTCACGAAATTAAAAGCGCCGCCCGGCGGAACGAAAAAATTTATATTGCTATGCAAATCCATCGTCATCGAAACAAAACGTCCGTTGGTATAAATCTCGCCGGTGTCCACCCCAAACTTGTCCAGCGTGTAATAAGCATTCAAAACCGAGTTGCTGTTGCGCAGTTCAAAAACGTTGTTGCTGCTCGATTCGATGAAAGTGCCGTTGGCTCCCAGAATCCTGAAGACGTCGTTGCCGTATGCCCCGGTTCCTCCGAGTTGAAAGTAAGCATAATTGTTGCTGACGCTTAAAGAGTTCAATGCCATGACCGCGCTGGTCGCGTTGGCCACGGTTGCGTTGGTCAAGCCGCCGACCCCACTGACATCTACCACGGGGGCGAGATTTCCAATGTTCGTTATTGTCCCTGAAATTGGAATGTCTGCTATTGCTGCAAAGCAAACGAGGAACGAAGCCAGAAAAATAAGAAAAGTTTTCATGTTATTTAACCTCCACAGAATAATCCCCGATGTTGGCTGGCCAATGTTGGTAGATGTTGTAGCTCACCACGCCGCCAGATGCGTTGGTAAAGTTTCGAGTCGTCAGGTTCCAGCCTGTGTCATCAAAACCTCCCACTTTGAACGTCGCCGCGCCCCATGCCGCCGGATAGCAGACGAACATATAATTGTTCGCCGAGGTGATCGTTTGAGTCATTGTCCGCGTCGTAGCGTAAGCCGAACCGCCGCTCAAGGCGATTATCTGCCCATCCGTTATGGTCGAAGCCGTCTGTGCCGACGCCCCCCAGTAAATCCGCGAGTAAAAATTAACCGTCGTCGAGGCCGTCGCCGCAGTGGTTCCATCGCTGGCCGTCAGGGTGTAAGTTCTGGCCGTGGTGTAGCTGGATGTGTGCACGTAGCTCGTCAGGTTGGTGGCCAGGCTGCCGATGGAATTGTCCAGCGAAAGCGAAGTAACCGGGCCGCCCGCTCTTGTCCACGTCAGTATCGTGCTCGTGACGGTTGCACCAATCTCCTGCGGATTCTGATTGTTGGCGAACGCCGTGATGGTCGGCGCCGAATACAGCGAGAGAGTAACCACGCCGTTGTTGGTCACGGCGAGAATACCCCCGGTCGCTGTCACCTGCGCGGTGGTGGAGAGTGTTAATGCCCCATAAATTATTGTTTGCGCTGCCACCGCGCCATTGGCCGAGTAATATCCCGTGACGTAGCCGCTTTGGTTGGTGGCCCAATTCGGTGAGGCCGCGGTGCTGTATTTCCAGAGGCTATTGGCACCGTCCTGGGAGACGGTCACGAGCGTTGGCCCGGAACCGGTCGTATAATTGGTTCCAACCCGTGTCAGCGTCGTGGAGGTGGTCAGGTCAATCAGGATATTCGTGTCGGCCAGGGTATTGGCCACGGTGGCACTAAGCGTCTGTGCCACCTGGCCGGTGGTGCCATAACTTTGAATCTGTCCATACACCTGCGTGGCCGTCTGGCCGTTGGTCGGGCCGCCGCCGCCAACCCCGCCGCTTCCCGGCCGTTCCTGTCCAAACGTCTGAAGCGCCAGCAGCAGGCTCGCCAGCCCCATCGGCAATCGTAAATAATAAATCATAAATGTTCCTTAGCCCCACAGAGTGTAAAATACCCCGTCCCCGGCGGTGCCCTTCACAAACACGTTGCTCAAGCGCATCTTCTGTCCCAGCGGCAGTTCGTATTTCAGCGGCATGCCCGGCAGGCCCGTCGCCGGGTCCGTGGCCGGCAGCCAGTCCGGCAGCACCACCAGCAGCGTCTGCCATTCCGCCGTGATGGTGCCGCTCACCGCCGTTTTGTCCGGCGGGTGCGGCAGGGTGAACGAGAGCGTGTTCGCATCCAGCACGTTCATCTGCCATTTCCCGTTGAACTCCGTTGGCGTGGCTCCGCTCAACGACATCGGCCTGGTCGTGCCAACGCTCAGGCCGTGGCCCGTCGCCGTCACCGTCACCGTCAACCCGCTCACCGCCAGCGTCACCGCGGCCAGGTTTACTTGCCAGCCTGCCAGGCCGACGTAAACCGTGCCGGCATTGGCCGCCAACAGGTTGGCGCCGCTCGCCACGCCGGGATAAATCCAGAGCTTTTGGAAAAATAGGTCGAGGTATGGCAGAAATTTGATGTTTGAATCGGCCAGGACCAGAAAGCCATGCACCGGCGGTTTTTCCACCGCGTATTTCCCGCTGTTCGCAATTTCTTTAACTGTCGTCATATTTTTGTTTTGGTAGGGCGGTGCTGCTGCGCCGCCGCGCTTGTTTCAGTTTTAATAGAACCATCCGCCGCCCCGGTGCCGGCCGCTCACCACGTTCAACTGCCGCACCTGTCCCTGCTGCCGTTCCACCTTGTCCAGCTCCGCCGCCAGCAGCGGCCAGCCGGCCCCGTCTTCCACCGCAAAGTTCTCCGGTTGTTCCTGTTCCCGGTCGGTCAGCGCCGCGTAGGCGCTTTGCGCCGCGTATTCGGCCAGAAAATACGGGAACTCAACCCGGCCCCATTTCGCTGGCGTGCTCGCCGGGCTTTCACCGGCATTCACCGTCTGGTTGGCCATCCAGAAATCGCCCGTCGCCACGTCAAACACTTCCTGCCCGTCGGCGTAGGCCGCGCTGTCGCTGCGGATCGGGCCGGCGTAAATGCGCGGGCGCAGGCGGAATTCCACCCATACCACGTTGGCCAGTCCCAGCACTTGCACGTGGTCGCTCCGCAGCCGCTTGCGCAAATCTTTGGCCGTGCGCCCGTCCGTCTCCGGGTTGCGGTCCCAGATAAACCGCACCTCGCCCAGTGGCGTCTCCCCGGCCTGCTCATAATCCAGGCTGCGGATGAACGGCGTAAGTATGCCCCACTTGGTGGCGTCAAAACTGCCGCCGCTCGTATGCGCCGCCAAGCACTGGTAATAGCGGCCGTCGGCGGGGTTCAACACCTGATACGGCAGCCCGCTGCCGTCATTGTTCACGCCGTAGGCCGCCCCGGCCTGCCAGGCGTCCGCGCTGTGGCAGCTTTCGCTGCGCGCCCAATACGCGCCGTTCTCCACGTAAGCGCCGCTCACCAACGTGGCCGGCACTTGCCCCGTGCTCGCCTGGAGCGCCTGGTAATATTCCCCGTTGTCATTTTGAAACGGCCCCACGCCCACCGTGGGAAAGAACACTTCCACCGGCTCGGTCGCCGTCGGTGCGTTGTAGGCCGTGCCGCTGTTCCAGCCCGGGCGGAACGTCCGTCGCTCGATGGCCATCAACTCCGGCCACCAGTAATATTCCCAGCCCAGCCGAACGAACAACGCCAGCTTCACCTGCGCCAGCGCCGCGTCGTCCGTGTCCAGGCCCGCGCTCTCGCCCAGGTAGCTGGCAATGCGGTCCAAAATAGATTGATAGGTTACGGTGCGCATGGTTGTTTCCGTCACAAATAAACACACACGTCCGGATTGTCCCGTTTCAGGCTCTTGAGATTCTTGTCGTCGGCAAAGAAATCCGGGTCCTCCGCCTTCCACCGCTGGTAAAGCCGGCCGGGCACGGTGGCCACCCTCCGGAAATCACTTTTATTGTTCTGTTGAAAACCGTGCATGGCCCGCGCCACGGTGCGGATGCGCCGTTGCATCGTCCGCTTTTCTATGTTTAGGTAGGCCTTCAGCCGCCCGCCATCCTTCAGTTCCCGCACCATCCAGTCCATGAAACTCTCCCGCCGCCGTCCGCCAAATTTGGGCGCAAAAACGCTATGTTCGGTAGGGCGGCGCTGCTGCGCCGCCGGCTTCCGGTCTGGCAGTTCGCTGTATTTGCTGGCGCTCACAATCATTTTGGTCTGGTTAAGCCCGGCCGTTCCCACAAACGGCCGGGCTGGAACCCGTCCACTAAACGCCGTGCGCCTATGAATTCGCACGGACACTTTTCAGGCGTCGGTCAGCAGCCGGCCCGCCCGGCTGATCCTGGCCCACACCCAGATTTCTCCGCCGGTCGCCACCGCGCCGTCGCCGCCGCCCGCCGCCAGGGCCAATTGCAAGTATTCTGCCGCCGTGCTGATGGTCTTGCCCACCACCGTGTTGTCCGTCACGCTGCCCGGCGCCGTCTTGATCGCGCACGTCGGGGTGATGGCCACCGCGCCCGTGCCCGTCTTCACCTGCGCCGTCGGCGCGACGGTCGGGCCGGTGACTGCCGTTTTCACGTCAATCAACGCCCCCAGCACCGCGTCCCCGGCCGCCAGCGCCGTCAGGTTGATGGTTTGCGCGCCGAATCCGGCCGCAAAGTCGTTCACCGCCGCGCCGCCCGAGGTCAAAGGCGTGTTTGCCGTGTTCAGGATGAAGAGGTCGGTAAACCCCTCCTTGGTGAACTCCAAAGTTTTCGCATTGTAATGTCTCATAATTTTGTTTGGTTTTGTTTTCCCTCCTCCCTCTCCGCATCAGATGGGGAGAGGGTTGGGGAGAGGTGTTTACGAGTTGTAAATCTTGCCTTGCCCTCTGGGGCTGTCGCACAGCAAAGCCCACATCACCTTGGCGTAACCGATGGGGCCGCCACCGAGGTCCGGCAGATCCATTGCATGGAGTGCGTCAAACAGATCCATGTGAAACAAGTCCATGTTCAGCACCAGCAACATTTCCAAATCCGGGTTGCCGTTGGCGTCAATGCCAATGAAGTCGTCGCTCTGCATCTCGACTCGTCCAAACGAGCTTTCAAACACGTCCACCATCAGGGTGATCTCGTGCTCGTCCGCGTCCTCATACACGCGGTAGCGGGCGTTGTTGCCCACATCTACTCGCGTGAAATGGTCAATGGTGTCCACCGCGTTGTTGCCGCCGAAGGCCTGATACGTGCGCTTGCCGCCATAGACGCTCTTGAGCGCCTTCAGCATCCCGTTCAGGTCGTCCTCCGTGAACGCCCCGCCGCCCAAACTCTTGCCGCTCACAATCGCCGTGGAGAGGCTGCGGAACGCCGCCGGCACCGGGTTGTTGCCCTGGGCCGCGTTTTGCACCCAGCAGCACGCGCCGCGCGTCTGCATGGCCGTGTCATCGCCGCCCTGGCCGTCCTGCTTGCCGAGGTTGGTCGCCTCGATGTCGCGCTTCATTTCCCGCAAGGTCTTGGCCTTGGAAAAACCGTATTCGTCGTCCACGGCCGCCTGCCCGCCGCGTTCGCTGATGATCTCCTGCACGTCCGACACGCCGAATTCCTCCATCAGCCGGTGGATATAGGTGCCGAACCGCTGGCGGTTCACCGCCTTGTTGCCGCCCTTCTTGGCGTCCGTGCCCTCCTTGGTGCCCGTGTTCTTCGCCTTGCGCAGCGTGTCACCGAGCGTCTCGATGAACGTGCTTTTGGGCGCCGGTCCCTTGCGGACCATGGATGTGAATGGAGTCTCTTCCGGCTCCAATATGGTGAGGACATTGCGCAGGTCCTCCCGTCTGCCCCCGGCCACGCCGGGGTTATATGCCGTTGCATTCATGAAAACAGTCTTTCTCTTGGAGCGCGGAGCATTGCTCCGCCTCTCCGTTATTTTTTGACGCGATTCGCCCGCGCCCGGGCCGAGAAACTTTTTGCCAGGTCCGCTGTCCGTCCCGATTTCTGAAACTTAGACTCCGTCTCCTGGATCGCCTTCGCCGCCGGCTTGGCCTCCTCCGCGCCCGTCGCTGCCGGGGCAATCGCCACCCTGGCCGGCTCGCGCCGGGCTGGTTGGCCGTTGATCTTGCCCGCCGCCCGCGCCTTTTCATCCGCCATCCGGGCCTGTTCGCCGCGGAAGTAATCGCCCACCACCAGCTCGTAATCCGGGAACTGTTTGAGGCCCGGCATCTGCTTCAGCAGCGCCTGCATCCGCACGTGTTCCGCCGCTTCCGGTTTGGCCACCCACGGATACCGCACCACCGCCGCCGCATGCACCTGCCGGTAGGTGTCGGTAAAGGCCTGCTTCACGGCGCTCTGGGTCTGCACCTTGCGCGCCACCAGCTCGCTGCGCTGGTTGGTCAGGTCGTCATAGATCTGTCCCACATTCGCGGCGTTCAGTTTCACGCTGCCGCCCTTGCCGTCCGGCACTTCGCCGCCCTCGGCATGTTGCTTGCACCAGCCCAGCCAGTGGTCCACATTGGTGAGTTCCCCCACCAGCTCGGCCACCGCCGGATGCACCCCGCTCGAGGCCGTCACCGTCGCCGCTTCGGGATTCTTTCCCGCCGCTTCCAATTGCCCGGCCAGTTTACGGTTGGTTTCCTCCGCAGCCAGCCGCGCATTCCGTTCCGTGTCCCGCTGGTCCACGAGCTTATAGACCCGCTTCAGCAAATCCGCCTTGCCCTTCCCGCCGTCCTGCGCCTTGGCAATCTCCATGGCCTCGACGATTTCGGCTGGGAGCGCCGGTGCCTCACCGGAAGGTGCGTCCGCGTGTTCCACTGGTATTTCTTCCGGTGGCGTTTCCGCAGCCGGGGTTTGTTCCGCCGCCGTTTCGACCGGCGGAGTTTCCACCGGGGCCGTCTCCGCCGGTGGCGTTTCAATTTCAGATTCGGGCGCCGGCTTTTGCTCCTCCTCACCCTTCGGGGTGGCGGCCGTTTCTCGGGCGGCCGCGTCGGGAGCTTTGCCGGCTTCCGGTGTGTTCATCTGCGTTGCTTGGCCCGGCGCGGGGGCAGTCTTCGTCAGCGTCGCCGCCAGTTGCCGCGTGCTCATGTTCCCTGGCGGGGACACGGCCGCAGCGGTTTCAGTATTTGTTTTCATGCGTTTTAATGCCCGCAAGGGGCGCAGGGCGGTTTTGTGCCCAGTGCTGGGAAATTAACACACCGGCGGGAACTTTGTCTAGGGGGTGCTGTGGAACTTGACGGAACTTGAAGGAACTTGGGGCAAATTAGTCTCGATCGTGATTTTCTCCCTCTCCGCATTTGCGGAGCAAATGGGGAGAGGGCCGGGGAGAGGTGCTTTTACTTTGGCGCTTGAGCCCCGGTCTTCCGCGGCGGTTCCGCCGCCTGGCGGATGGCGTTTTCCAGTTCGCGCAGCCCGTAGCGCACCCCGGCCGCGTGGGCCAGCGCGCCATGACTGCCGGCAAACTTCAGGTCGCAGGAATAATCGCTCGCCAGCGTCTTCTGGTCCGCAATCAGCCGCACCAGCGCCGCAAACCGCGTGTCGGTGGTAAGGCCCTTGAGGCAGTCCGTTACTTCCTCCGCGCCCATCCCCCGCGCCAGTTGCTCCAGCTTGGAATATTTCATTCGATGTTCAGCGTTTGATGTTGGATGTTCGATGTTTTCATTTCCCCGCCATTTGCGGCATCTGTGGTTGCGGCGGCGGCACGCTCCCCAGCGTCTTGGGCGCAAAGTCCGGCCCGCCCCGGCCCGTCACCGCGTTTTGTTGCTGCTGCAATTGCAAGTTCAGGTCCTTCAAATGCTGATCAATGGCGTCCTTCACCTGCGGATTGTTCTGGTAAAGCTGTTGCGCCGTCTGGTTGCTTTGCAGGAATTGCTGCAACACCTGCATGCGCATCTGGTAGGCTTGGCCGGGCTTCACCGGAATCTTCATACCCACCAGCAACTTCACAATCGTGTTCAGCTCGTCTTCCACCTCCTGTTGGCTCGCGGCCTCGGCGGGTTTGAGCAGCCGTTCGCCCAGGTTCGGGTCCATCATTTCAAACGCCACCGCCAGCGCTTCGTTGCGGTCAATGATCCCGTTCACGTCCATCTGCAACGCCTGCTGGATAAGGCCCAGCTTGGCCGCCTTCTTTTCCGAGTCCAGATCGTCCGTGTCAAACCCCACCTGCAAATCAAACTCGCCCTGGATGTCCTGGCGCGTGGCATGGATCGGCTTGCCCTGCGCGCTGCCCACCACGCGAAAGTAAAAGTCTTCCGGCATGAACTGCTGGCAAAGCTGCAGCATCTGCGTGTCCGCCTGCCGCTCGCCCTCCATGAAATCTTCCGCCAATTTCTGTTTGAGCATCTGCGCGTCCATGTTTTTGGCCGGGTCATCGCTGCCCTGGCCAAAATACTCGTCCGCGTAGGACCGCACGCTGGCTTCCACCTGCTCGCTCGTGCGCGTGTTGCCGCCTGGGCCTTCAAAGAAGCCATACCGTTCCGGGTCGTTGGTGGGCACCTGCACGCCGGGACCCCATTTGTCCGGCTGCTGGCCGGGCGGATAATGGCTGGGCGGCAGCGTCTCGATGCTCGACCGGTCCACCCGGTTGTCCCACTCCGCCTTGATCTGCCCCTGCCAGGTATTGGCCACCTCGCCGTAACCCCGGCTGTCGTCCGGCTTGCGCGAGCGATGCTCCGTTTGATATAGAACGAACGGCATCTTGCCGTGATCATAATTCAGCAGCTCATGCTTCGCCACGCTCTCCGTCAGGTGCGGATTAAACACCGTGTAGAAAATGCCCGGCACCCCGTTGGCATCCGCCAGCCGGCGATAGGCATGCACGACGAGAAATAATTTGCGCGCATCCAGGTCGCCCCGGCGCGGCAGCAGCGTGCTCGTGCCCAGATAAATCCGCTGGTTGAACTGCAAGCTGCCAAACTCCACGTTACCCCGCTGGCTTTCAATCATCTCCGCCACCCAGCCTTTGTCCCACTCGAAATCCTTCGCATACGCCCGGAACTTGGCCTCTCTCATGACCTCCACGCGGAAGCCGTGCGCGTTTTCCAAATCCGTCGCGTCCGGCGAGATAAAGAAATCGTCATTCGGCGAGAGTGCCACCATGCGGGGCCGGTTCACCACCAGTTGCGGCCGGGGAAACCGCGCCAGGCCCGTCGCCCGCAAATCCGCGCACGCCTGCTCCAACTGTCTGGACTGCGTGTCCGGGTAAAGTTCCTTCAGTAGAGGCACCGCCTCCGCGTCATGTCCCGGAGTCATCACCATTTCAAAGAGATCGAGCCATTTGGAGTCATTGCTGGACAGCGCGCGTTGATAGCACTGGTTGGCCAGGCTTTCCGGCTCCAGTTCCTCATAACCCAGTTGCGTGCGCTTGTCCCAAAACAGCCCCTTCACCGCCGTGCCGCGTTCCAGCAGATAGTTCACGAGCAAATCCGTTTCCGCCCGGCTCTCGTTCATCTGCGTGTATTTCATCCAGCGCAGAAACCACGTCAGCCGCAGTGCCCAGGCCGCGTCGTTGCTGGTGGTCGCGTTCACGCGCGTGCGCATCTTGGTCCAGAGCGTCAATAAGAAGGCGTTATGCTTCTTGCAATATAAATCAACAAGGTTCACGCGTGCATCAGATGCCCCGGCCCATGGAAAAATTTCATCTTCGCCGTCGCGCGGGTTCCACTTGCGCCCGTCCTCCGTCTGGCCCGGCCACACACAATAGCGGCTCTCATGGTTCAATCGCGCTCGGGCAAACACGTTGCTGTTGCGCTCGTTCAGGGTGTAGGCAAACTCCTCCTTGAGCTGCGGCAGATTGGGGTCATTGATGCCGGCGGTTTCCTTGATGGCGTCATTGCCCGGTTTGGGTTGGGCACCCGTCCCACGTTTCGCAATTCTCATAAATGGCCTTTCACGCGCCGTTGTGGGACGGTGCTGTTTGTTTTCTTACGCCTTTTCATTCCGCATTGCAACTAAAAATATTTTAATATCAAACCCAGCGCCTTCGCCGCACGGCGGCCCGATTTCAGGTCCGTGAAATGCGTTTCCCCCGTGGCCTTGACGCGCACGCCAAATTCCAGCGGATAATACCGCTCCATTTTCGGCTCGCGCTCCAGCAGACCGGCGGCGATGCGTTCCCGGCGGATTTCCGCCTTGCGCCGGCGCCAGTTGGCCATTTTGCGCAACATTCGTTCTCGCTTGTCCTGTCGGCGGTTATACCGTCTTAAGAACGGCACTCTCTGCACGCACTGCGTCATATTCTATTGTT